CTGCTCGGGCGTAAAAGGCGGGAAGGATCGGATCTTGGGGGAGTACTTGATTCGGTAGTCGTCGAGGGCGTGAGTCTGCAGGCGGCCCAACAGCCTGCCCTGCCTCTGAATCCATTTCATCATTTTAACGTCTCGGCAGGCTTGGTTTCGGTGGACTTGGTGGCCGGATCGGTGGCGGTGGGCATCGGCGGGGCGTCGATCTCCGCAACGCCAGATGATGTAGGCTTCAGCGGCCGCTGGTCCGAACTGGCTGAGTTGCAGGCCGTGGTCCGAAAGGAAAAGCTCCAGCCAGTTCCAAGAGTTAAGGTAGTGGCTAATCGTCAAATGACTTGCAGGCCAATTTTCTATGTGATATCTAACCCAGCCATGGTGCTCGAAAAGTTTTTCGTGTTCGTGGACGCTCAGCTCGGCCGCCTCGGCCAGCGCTTTGGCTCGGTGCAGTTGAGAGTCGGTTTGCCAGCGGGTAGTTTTTCCCTTCCATATCCCGTCCGCTTTATATCGGATCGAGTAGGTCTTCTGGCCAGCTCTTTTATAAATAGAGGCCATGTACTAAACGTAGCATCTGCTACGATTGCCTAGCAAGAAAAACATACGCAATGAATACGCATACTCATACTGACGAAAGTAGCCAAGATTGGAGGTTCAAATCCTCTCGGGCGCAAGAACTACGGGGCAATGAGTTATGGGAATCCAGTAGCAACTCCGTAGCAAACGCTTCGACTTCGACCAATTTACACGGCGGTGAACAACTTCCCCAGCGCGGAACCGCAGCTTGGTTTTATGCACAAGATTTAACACACCCCCGAGCCGCCGAGGCCGGACCAGAGGCGCAGTGGATGCGTCCCTTAAGGACTATCTGATGGACTACCAGCTCGCAAAGGATCTGTTCGGTATGGCGGCGGTGTTGGTTGGATGGGTGGTGCTGATTGGCGTTGCGGTGAGTGGGCTGGTGTTCGCCGTGGCCTTTACCTGCTGGTGCATAGACAAGTGCCGCAAGGAGTGGGATCTGTGAGCGAGTATCTAGCCAGATCTGTGGGAGCTGGGGAGTGGTCGTCGGCTATGGCGATGATCCAACTACAAAAGGACTACAAGGATGTAATCAAGCGGCTGGCTGAGCTGGACGCAAAAATGTCGGTGCTCTGGCAAAAGCACATGCTGGATCAAGGGGAGTCTAAGTGAGCGTCTTGTCTGCAAGGTTCGCATTTCTTTGGAAGCTTTACAAAGGCCCAGAGCTGATCGCTGAGCACAAGTTCCACCCGACTCGCAAGTGGCGTTTTGATTGGGCGATGAAGCAGGGACGTTGCGCCGTAGAAATTGACGGCGGCGTGTTTATCCGCGGCCGCCATAGCAGAGGCGCCGGAATGATGAAGGACGCCGAGAAAGGCCGAGCGGCCTGCGATCTCGGCTGGCGCGTGTGGCATTTCACGTCGGCTTGCGTCACGCCAGCAGCCGTCAAGCAGACGGTCGAGTCATTCAGATTGGCCAACAAATGAATCCCAAAAAACCCGACTGGCTTATTGAAGAAGAAGAGGATCGAAAGCGCACCTACATGATCGACGACGTAATGAGCCGACGGGATCAGGAACGAGATGAGCCGGAGGACGAGTCGTGATGCCTACCCGTGCTTTTCTATTTATGGAGACGGCCACGCTACGGGCCGAGAACAAGGCGCTAAAGAATTTAAAGATCGCCGTGCAACTGGGCGACTTAACGGAAGCGCAAAAGCTAGCCCGCCAACACGACGACGCCTGGGTGCGGGCTGAGGACACTTTCACAGCAAACGGATTCGCACATGAGTCGAACGATTTTTGCGATGACGAGTAATCGCAAACCAAGAAACAACAACAAAGAAACCAAAATAGGAGAAACAGAATATGGCAATCATGGCATCACGCGGTGGAACATACACTCCGGCCCCCGAAGGGTCGCACGACGCAGTTTTCTGCGACGTAGTGGACTTAGGAATGGTAGACGGCACGTACGGCAAGAAGCATCTCGTGCAGGTGGTGTGGCAGTTGGCGGTAAAGATGGAAGACGGGCGGCCGTTTACTGTCTCGCGTCGCTACGGCCTCTCGCTGCATGAGAAGGCAGCGCTGTACAAGGATCTAAAATCGTACGGCAAGAAGGCACCGCCGGCGAATCTTGATCTGGAAACGCTAATCGGCAAGCCATGCACTGTGCTGGTCGTGCATGCCGAGCGCGACGGCTCAACCTTCGCCAACGTGCAGGCGCTACTGCCTGCCGGTGCGAAGAAGCTGACGGTCGATAAGGACTTCCTTCGCAAGAAGGACAGATCCGCAACAGGTACAAATCCGACGGTCATCGGAACAGATGACGGGGACGGCAACACAGTCCCGTTCTAAGAAACAGAAAAACCTAATTGCCGGGCTGGGTGGTCACGCTTTGTGACCACCCTCCTCCGGCAGAAAGAAATCCTATGAATTATGATCTATTGATTCGGTTGGTTGGTACGGTGGCGGTGGTTGGCTTGTTCGTGATGGCATGGCCGATTTTACGGAGCTGGAAGGACTAATCATGGCAATGCTAGTCCCCACAGCTAAAACGGAATCCGCCCACTACTACCTAAAAACAGGAGAGAACTGCCACGGCACTCTGCGGGAGGCGCGAAAGGTGGGCGCTTTCCCCAGCGTGACGACAATCCTCGGCGCTACGCTGGCCCGCCCTGGTCTTGAGAATTGGAAGGTGGCAAAGGGAATCGAGAGCTCACTGACTTTGCCTAGGCGCGAGAACGAGCTGGACGCAGACTTCGTTAAACGAGTCGTTCACGACATGGGCATTGAGACTTCAGCGGCCGCCGAGAAGGGGACCGCAGTGCACGCCTTAGCGGAGCAGGTGATGGCAAAACAGCCGCGGCCGCAGTTGTCCTCGGAGATGTTGCCCTTCTGGTTTGCATTGGAGAAGTGGCGCGATGAGAAGATCACGAAAGTTTACAATCAGGAGTTTGTCGTGGTGAACGAGCAGGACGGCTACGCCGGCCGGTGTGATATGACGGCGGAGCACCGCGACTACGGCACCGTGATTGTGGACTTTAAGACACGCGGCCGGAGCAAGCCGATAGGTAAGAAGACGGTCGGCATTATTCCAACACGCGAAGGGGACATCCTACAGCTCGGCGCTTATCGCCACGGAACTTTCGCCGATGAGGAGGCGAGTGACGTGGTGTGCTTGTCGGTGCTGATCGACAACCAGACGGGCGAGATTACTGAGCACGCCTGGACGTGTGCCGAAGCGGTAAAGGGCTACGAGGTGTTTTGCCATCTGGTAGCGGTGTGGTGCTGGTTAAAGAAATACGATCCAAGGGAGGTGGCAGTATGAGTATTGAAATCTGGAAAGACGAATCGGTGTTGGAGCAGTTGATCAACAAGATCAGAGCGCTTGAGTTTGAGCTGACGATTGCAAAGCGTGACCGTGACCAGGCGATGTCTGGAATGGTGGCGGCTGAAGTTAGAGAAAACGAGCTGATCGATAAAATGAGGGTGGGGCTGTGAGCTTTAAGTTACGCAAAGGCGATACTAGGCCAACGATCCGCCGTATGTGGGGGCTGGCTAGGCGCCTTAGAGAAAATCTGTCACTGCCTAGTGCCCAAAAGTTGGCGGCTGAGTTTGAGTGCTCGTACAAAACGATCAGCAGGGACATCGATCTGCTGAGGGACTTTATGGGCTACGAGTTGCAATGGGACGCACGGGCGTTCCAGTACCGGCTGGCGGCCCCGCTACCGAAGGCGGTGCTATGAAGTCTCATCAAGTGGCTAAACTGCTATTAGAGAAACCAGATGCCCCTCTAGTTTTTAAGTCCTCAAGAACAATCAATGATAGGCACTGGTTTGGTGGAGGTAGTGTTTATCGAGAGGCCACCTCAATAAGCTGGACAAATTGTGGTCAGTTTATCGACGCAAATGGCGACGAAGGAAGTGAATATAATTCAGCAAGGGAGTGCGTAGAAATAAAATGACCCTCGCCCAACTGATTGAGCTATTCGACGCACGGATCGTCGCCACCTACACACCGGCACAATACGCCAAGGAGTGCGCAAGGGCGAAGGCGGATCGGGTGCGCTGGGGAATGGGGCAGTGGTAATCGCATGTCCGTAAAACGTAACGACTGGGCATTAAAGGTGCTGGATCGAGGGCTGGAATACCTTGCCGAAAACAACATGCGCCTAGCCAAGCAGCAGTTCAGCGTCGTGCGTTTAATCCTAAAGGAGCTGGGCGATCGGGCGAAGTTTTACAGAAAGCGCGATATGGAGGCTAAGAAGAAATGAATTTACCCCCAAAGACACAGGCTTTGATCTTGAATGGAGCGCCCAAGGGCGAGCGAAATAAGACGCTGTTTGATCTGTGCTGCCAATGGCGGGACTCTGGCATGACGCAGGATCGCGCTTACGACGAGGCGGAGGATTGGGCACTGCGCAATGGGCTCGGCCATAAGGAAGCAGAAGGCTGCATTCGCTCCACCTACACCAAACCAGCTAGGCAGAAGTGGGAACCAAAGGCTAGATACGGTTTGAATGGCCACAATGGGCTGACGATTGTTAAAAATGACATGCCGGTGCCGGCGATGCCGATTAGCGTTGAGGCTGGACCGATAGATAAATTCTTGACTACTTGTTTCGACTTGGGCGATCAGATCAATATCTGCCGATCCATTAAAGACGGCGATCGTGAGCGGCCGCAAGGTTACGGAGAGATTAAAACCCGTGAGCAATGGCTGGAATTGTTTAAGGCAGATGGATTGAAAGATTGGCAGGGCAAGGCAGTAGGTGTCTATGTGTCGATCAACGCTAACAACGGACAAGGCAAAAAAAGTGAAGACGTGGTTAAATGGCGGCACTGCTTAATTGAGTTCGACGAAAGCACACTGCAAGAGCAGTGGGCGATTATTAAGCGCAGTGGTTTACCTACTTCTGCAATCATTAAAAGCGGAGCACGAAGTCTGCATGCTTGGGTAAAGGTTGATGCATCTAGTGCCAAAGAGTTTGAAGAACGTGTCGATTTTATTTACAAGCATTTAGAGCACTCCAAGCCTGACCCAGCAAACAAGGACGCTGGCAGATACTCAAGATTACCAGGAGCGATGCGGACGGCTACTGGTCTGCGGCAGGAGTTGGTAGAATGTGAAACGCCGTCGCTGACTTATATGGAATGGGTGGAGATGACCATTTATGGAGACATTCCAGAGCCATACAAGTGGGATGACCTTGTTAAGTTTGACGAAAATGCTGACCCGACAGTCTTGTTAGGGAAGAGGTGGCTTTGCCGTGGTGGATCGTCTTTGTGGGTGGGTAGCAGTGGCCTTGGCAAGAGCGTCCTTTGTCTTCAAGCGGCGATGACTTGGGGTGCGGCTCGAAATCTTTTTGGAATTACCTCGCATAATAAGGGCCTAAAATCCTTAATCGTTCAGGCAGAGAACGACGAGGGCGATGTGGCCGAGGCGCTGCAAGGCATTTTAACGGCGCTTAATTTATCACCCGAAGAGCTTGAGCAAGTAAAGTCAAACATCGTGATCGTGCGTGACTGCACCTCTACTGGTGAACGCTTTGTGGATCGCATGCGGAGATTGGTTGAGAAGCACAAACCGCATCTTGTTTGGGTAGATCCATTACTGGCGTTTATCGGTGGTGACTTATCCAGCCAAGAGACGGCCAGCGGGTTCCTTCGCAACATGCTTAACCCGCTCGCGTTGTCGGCTGGCTTTGCCTGGATGCTGATGCACCACACGCCTAAGCCCATGCGTGACGGCACAAGCTACCAAGGACACGACAAGGCTTATAGTGGCTTTGGATCATCAGAGCTTACCAACTGGGCGCGTAGCGTGCTTACGCTGGGGCCTTGCGGCCAAAACGAGGACGGCACCTACGTTTACAAGCTAGAGGTAAGCAAGCGGGGTAAGCGCTCTGGGTTGCATGCTGGCAATACGGCTCGCGATCTCATCGCAACCAGCGTGCAGCCGTTTGTGTATCTAAAGCATGCTGACAAGGGGATGGCTTGGATTGAGGCAGATGCACCCGAAAAGAAGAAGCCGGGGCCGAAAGCTGAGGAGGTTGATTGGAGCAGGTGCAACGTTATGCCTTGCTCGTGGGCTGACTTGGTTCGTTGGGTAGAGAAAACGACAGGCAAATCTGGCACCACCGCAACCCGTTATATAGCTAACGGAAAGGAACAAGATTACCTGTGCGAGGTCAACGGAATGTACCAACTAAATAAGGCTAAAAATGACCAACCCTTTTAACTACCAAATTAATTTGGTAGCCTATCAAATTAATTCAATACTACTACCATCAAGATACCCCCTCTTAAGGGTATCTTGGTGGTGGTGGTTGTTTGGGGAAAACGATCTTGGGGGTAGTCGCGTATGATAGACCAACAAGCACTGGAACGGATGCCATGCGGATCGCCCCATGTTTCCACACAGATGGACAGTTTACAGGACTTAGTCTTGGAGGCGTGCGTCCATCTTCAGGCCACGGCAACCAGCTCAACCGTGGCGCTAATGGTCGGCGTCTTTCACTACCTCATCACTAAAGCGCCAGAGCATCCGGCTGTTCAGAATATGACCGATACTAGGGATCAGGCGGTGCTGGCGATTGTGCTGAATCGTGAAACCAGATCGATGACGGCGGTGGCCAAGGAGCACATTAACCCGGCCACCAATAAGCCATTCACACGGGCGGCGATATCTAAGCAAGTAAACGAACTATACGATCGGCTCGGCGTAAGGAGCAGATCACAGAAGAGCGATAAGGCCAGAGAGTCTTATCGTCGGCGGGCTTACGAGGTACACGCAAAGCGGCGGCGTGAAGCACCTAAGTTTAACATGGCCGCAGTCTTGAAAGGACGAAACAAATGCAAACGCTCAAACAACTAATACCTAAACTAAACACTACACGCGACAAGGCGCTCGAGCTGGTAGGTCAGACGCTCGGGCTGGCGGCCGACGCCGGCGATCTAATAACTAAGGCCAAGGCAGAAGGCCAAGACATTGAAGACGTATGCAAAGGTGCAGGCATCACCGAGCACACTGCTAACGGTTACGTACGTGTGGCATCGCATAGGCTCAAGCTTAAGGACTCCGACCCAAGCAACATCCGTCAGCAGTTCTTATGGGCTGGTCTATTACCCGAGTCGATCAGCACCAGCACACCAGGCGATCCAAAGCCATTCATGGACCCAATTATTAAGGCGGGTCAATGGCTTGCGAACCGAGGCTCAAAGTTCATCAATGCAGACAAGGAATTGAGAGCCCAGTTCCTGAGGGAGGCGGAGCCTATAGTCCGCACCTACAACGAGCTGAGTGGGGCGGAATGAGCAAGGAATCTTTTTTTACTAAGCAAATTGATGCGATGGTTAAGACCTTCGGTGTTTTTTCGCGTAAAATCACTAAACGTTGACTGACGCTATGGGACGCCGACCAAACACCGCAATCCTTGCCCAAATCGCCGCTACCGGAGTGAGTAACCGACAAGCGCGACGACAGCTAGAAAAAGCCACCGGCCCAGCGGTCACCAAGGCGATCAAGGTGGTGGAGGGGATCGGTCTGGACGGAGAGATCGATCGGCTCGAGTCGTTGGCGGCGACCTTAGGTGAGGCCGCGAAGCAAGCGGTGGGGCCGGAGCGGTCGTCACTGATCGGCGACTACACCCGAGTCGTTGAATCGTTGCGCAAGATGAAGGGCGACCGCCCAGACATTAACGAAGCGGAGGGCAAAATGGTGCCGATAGACGAGGCGGACAAGATTCTAGCCGCCCGAGATAACGCCCTCATCCCACTACTCAAGGGCATGGCCAAGAGGCTGGCGCCGATCTGCGCCAACCGGCCGGCGTCCGAAGTGCAGACAGAGGTCGAAAATGAGGTGGGGCAGATCATGCGACAGGTAGAGGCGGCGCTGTGACCAAGGCGCAAACAAAACTCCGCAAAAACGAGAGGGCAAGGTGGCACTACGAAACACCGCCGAGCGTTATCGATTGGGCTGAGAAGCATATCCAATTAGACGCTAGGATCACCGCCCGCCCAGGGCTTTACTCAACCTCATATACGCCGTACGTGAGGGGCGTGCTCGAGGCGCTGGCCGATCCCGGCGTGCACACCGTGGCGCTGTGTTGGGGGTCGCAAACGGGTAAGACGCTTACCCTGGCGGTGTGGCTTGCGTACAGGATTGCGAACGATCCAGCGCCCGCCCTTCTGGTTATGCCTAACGCGGATCTAGCCCGCTCCTATTCCAAAACTCGGCTAGTGCCAATCTTTGAAAAGTGTAAGCCAGTAAAAGCGCTTTTTCCTTACGACAGCGACGACTTCGCCAATCTTGAAATGCAGTTCAGCACCTGCACTTTGAGTCTTACTGGCAGTAACAGTCCGGCCAATATTAGCAGCCGTCCTGTGTGCATTGCCGTTTTGGATGAATTGGATAAATTTGCACCGCCAACCGAGCGCGAGTCGTCGGCCGCGTCCCTTTGCCTTGAGCGTACGAAAGCTTTTCCCGCCCGTAAGCACGTCCTTACCAGTACGCCTACTTTAAGCACGGGCGATATCTGGCAGAACTATATGGCGGGGAGTCAGGAACTATTTCACGTCCCTTGCGCTAAGTGCGGAGAGTTTCAAGCGATGGAGTTTGGACGGGTGAAGTGGTCGGACGAAGCGAGGCAAGAGGACGGCAAGTGGGATCTAAAGAAAGTATCAGACACCGCCCACTACCACTGCACAAAGTGCGACTACGCATGGACCGAAGGGGATAGGCGTGCATCGATTGAAAAGGGTAAGTGGGTGGCGGGGAACGAGGGAGCGGAGCCAGGGCGAAGGTCGTTTCGATTGCCGTCTTGGATGTCGCCCACCGTAACCATCGCCGACTGTGCTAAGAAATTCCTAACCGAAAAACATTATCTGCACGGGTTGCAAGGATTCGTCAACGGATGGAGCGCAATGCCATGGGAAGACCAGTTCGACGACGACAAGAGCGTCGACGTGCCGGCGGGTGCCTTTGCCAAAAAGCAGGCATGGGAAGTGGAACATTTAAAATTGGCGGCCATAGACAGACAGATCGACGGCTACTGGTTTGTCGTGCGTGCCTTTGCAAGGGACGGATCGAGCCGCCTGATCGAGGAAGGGCACTGCCGAACCATCGAGGACATCGCCCACACGCTCACAGAGCTGGGCGTACAGCCAAAGTTTACCGCGATGGATAGCGGATATGAAACGCAGGACTCATATAGAATCTGCGCGAGGTACGGATTCAAAGCACTGAAGGGCGAGGACCGGCCGTGCTACTGGATTGAAACTCCAAAGGGCCGCATGAAGTCGGTGCATAGCGCAGAGCAGCCGACCGACGCCGGGTGCATGTTGTTACTTGTGAGCTCGCCGGCCTGCCAAGATCTCCTGGCATGGTTAAGGCGAGGGCAGGGGCCGCGGTGGGAAGTGGCACACGACGTAAGCCCAAACTACAAAGAGCATTTATCCAGCCACAAAAAGATCCACCGAGTTAATCGTAAGACAGGACGCGATCTTTACGAATGGGTGCGAATCAAAAGCAGGGCAGACCATTTATACGATTGTGAAACCTACCTCTCCGGCTTTGCCGTGTTTGGTAAAATTATTAAGCCCACAGGGTCAATGGATGTAGATTCGTTGACACCTTCAGTGGCTTAATGGCCGCCCTTTCCCGTCGTCTGATCCGGGCAGTCGCTACCGATTATTTGGCACAGGCCAGCGGGGTGACTGCGTCCGCCCTAGTGTCGCTCGCAGCGGACCGCAACACCGCCATGACGGGCGCCGCGTCCGGCCGAGCGCTTGTGGGATCTTCAGCCGGTGGCCAATCCGCCTCCTTTCAAATCGATCTCAAGCCCACCGACCGCGTCGAACTCTTCCAAAGCGCCATCGATTACCTCGGCGGCCGCACCCTCACTCGTACCGCAGCGGACTTCACGTTCGTGATTGATAGCTAATATGGCCAACGTCTCCCTAGTTCGTCGGTTAGGCGCAGGCATCAAAAGCTTCAGCGCAGGATTCGGCTCTGGCATCAGTACGTTTCAGCCTTACGAAGCGGCAGGATTCTCCCGCAAACGCCCAGTCATTTACGGTGCGCATGCGAGAGATTCGTCACTGGATTTAAGCGAATGGACAAGAACGGAACTTCTTAAACTTGCCCGCCACATGTACCGAAACGTCGGACTGATTAAAGGCGCCGTCGATTCAATCGCCGCCTACTCCATCGGCCCCGGCTTGCGCCCCCAGTATCGCGGGACAGATACAGAGTTTGGAAAGTTGGCCGAGCAGTACTGGCGGGACGTAGTGGCGCCTAACCCAGAAGTGACGGGACGGATGACCTGGACCGATCTCCTCTTGGCACTCAGCCGATCGATCGACGTGGACGGCGACGTGTTCGTAATAATGACCGACAAAGGAAAATTACAAGTCGTTGAAGGTCACAGAGTTTGCGAGGGTGATAACTACGAATCTACCGACGGCGTTTTCCTTGGCAAGATGGGTGAGCCCACCGCCTACCTTTTAGAACTCGGCGACACGTACCGAAAAATAAATTCCGATCTCGTAATTCATCTCATGGAAATGGAACGGCCAGACCAGATCCGTGGCGGATCTAATCTAGCCCGCGCACTCAATCACGTACGTGACCTAAAACTTTTGGGCGAGTTTGAAAAAGACGCGCTTAAGTTGCAGGGGTCGATCGCTGCCGTCATCACGTCCAGCGAAGGCGACGCCCTCGCTAGCAGTGGCGGATTCTTTGGAAACATTCAAGCCGCCGACACCGGCGATACCAGCATCGCCCGCGAACAGATCACCAGCTCCGCCACCATCCCGCGTCTCGCCCCTGGGGAAAAGATTGAGATGGTCGCACCTAACCGGCCCAACAACGGATTCGAGCCTTTCGCAAAATATCTAATCCGCGACGTCGCCATGGGCCTTGGTCTACCGATCGAGTTTGTTTACGATCCCGCCAGCGTCGGCGGGGCAGGGATGCGATTCATCGTGGCCAAGGCACAGCGCCGTTTTGAACAACGCCAACGCCTTTTAGTTGATCGATTCTGTAATCGTTCATGGGCCTACTTTATAGGCCGGGCGATCGCTAACGGGGATTTACCGCCCACAGAAGACTATCGGAAAGTAAGCTGGCAGACTCCGAAGTCATTAACCGTGGACGCAGGTCGCGAGGAAATGCAGGCACGGGAATCTTATAAGGCGGGCCTGATAAGCCTACAAACCTACCACGGAGAATTAGGGGAGGACTGGGTCGAGCAAGTGAATCAGATTAAAATGGAGCAAACATACATGAGCGGAGGCGTGGAAGTCGCAGCCGAACCTCTCATCACAAAAATTGGAGTGGGTGGCGCTCAGTCTCTTACCGCAATTCTACAATCACTCGGAAGCGGACAAATTACAGCAGGCCAAGCTGAGGTTATTTTGGTCACCGTCTTTGGCTTAAACAAAGAAGACGCCGCGAAAATAGCCCAAGGAACTCCATTTGCATCACTTGCTCCTACAGAGACCCCGATCGAATCTGCCCCAGACGAAGCGCCGATCCCAGAGGAACCACAGGCCGACGCCACTGCCACCGATATCACCACACGAACTGACGCAATTACCGACGCACCCGAGCAGCTCGCCGCCCCATCATTTATTATGGCCGACGATGCACCCGATTTTAACCTTAGCGCTAAAGAGCTAAACATGATCGTCCGCGCCCTTGGCATAGGCCAAGCCAAGACCAAAACTAAAAAGCGAAAGTAGTTGCTACCGCCTAGACCAGGCGCAGGCTTAAAGGGTGAGCCGGATATCCTTTGATCCTATTGATGCCGAGCCACAGCAAGTAGCTACCGAATACTATAACGACGGCGTGGTCACGGTTACTCGTCAGCTTGTTATTCTGGGGCCGCCCTACAACCAAACCTACCCAATCGCAAACCTGCAGGGCGTCCGTTACGCTGAAGATACTACCGGCATATTTGGTCGCGTGTTATGGATGTTCCTTAGCGGATTCGGAATCCTTTTTGGATTTGTTCTAATGCTCCAAGTGCATAGCCCGGTTATGGGTGGATTTTTTATCTGCGCCTCAATCGCCATCCTTTACAAATGCATTCGCGCTTTTGATAAATGGTACGTTGAGCTGATGCTAGGCGGTTTAAATAATCAAACACTTGCCATGAAGAAAAAAGAGGGCGCTGAATATTTAACCTACTGCATTACACGCGCCATGCAAGATCTACACACCCCGCCAGATTCTGGCCAACCAGTTGCTTACTCTCCAGTGTTTCCAGACCCCGTCCTCACCCGAAACTAATTTGACACGCCATGCGCGGGCATGGCCAACAAACTCCCGTCCGTTTCCATTCTCACCGTAGGCGAGGCTAAAGGCCACGACCTACTCATCGAC